TCTAATAGCCCATTCACTGCTTGCAACTCAGGCTTATCCAACCACTTCACGCAGTAGTTAATTGGGTCGCGTCTCTGTGGATAAATCCCTGCAACCATATCTACAGGATGATCTATCAATCTCAATAACGCTCCTTGCTCCCAACACACATCAGAATCAATAAAAACTAACGTATCGCAATCTGACTCAAGAAACTGTGAAACGATTAAAGCTCTAGCATCAGCAATCAGCGCATTCCCACATTCATCATGGATGGTGAACGAATCACCCCTCGCTTGTAGTGCTAGTAAATCTGTAAATAGTGATCGCATCGTTCCTAAATGAATCTGCCCGGTGTAGGCAGGGATCGCAATCATTACATTCATTGTTTTATCCTTGATGGTTTAACCGCTTTCAATGCGAACTCTAAACAGTCGCCATTTTCATTAAGGTGTATCACATCAAAATCAGCCTTGTAGATTGATCTAAAGTCTGACATTGGAGTAATCCCTACTTGCTCGTAATTCGGTTGACTTAGAAAGATAAATGACTCTTTCTGAATCACTCTAGTATGCGAAGGATCGCCCCACGCCCATGCACTACTTGGTAGCGGTACTGTGCCAAACAACACACCACCATCTTTAAGCACTCTCCAGAAGTCGCTAAACTGTGCGAAAAAGAACTTGTAATCTCCTTGAGCACCTACATGCTCCAAACACTCATAAGCATGTATCTCATCGGCTGAATCATCATCAAAAGGTAAATGTGTATTGTTTAAATCAAACACCACATCCGGCTTATGACTTTCTACGTAATCTAAGGTAACCAAACCGCACCAATCGGCACGGTTTGGAACACTTAGTTTTTTGTCACGGTTTGAGCCGCAACCAATCAACAGCTCCATTAAGCGATAATGCCAACAGTCTGGAGTCGAGTGATAATTGTATTTACAGCAGTTGCAATGTCAGTCGCCGTTGGGGTTGTTACCAATGCAGTAACAGCCGCGCCTTGAACAACAGGCGTAGCACCGTAGAAACCAACTTTTTCAGTTGAAGATTGACCTACTTGAGCGCCAGCAGGCGAGTTGTAGGTAACTTGTTCGTAATCTTGAGCAGCCATAGTGATTCTCCTTAAAACATTTGAAAGATTAGGGCGAGCATTAACCCGCCCTTATTGGTTATACCCCGATCAGTCGGCAAGCCCACTCAGGACGCAACGCAGCCATTCCGTAAAGAATGTCCACACGCATCAAGAGTTCGTCATTGCGAATGTCAGAACCCATCCATACACGAACACTCAAACCGTCCAGATTCTTACGCACACACTTCTGAGCATCATCCATCAATGGCAAGTCAGCAGTAATGAACTGGAATGCCTCAGGGTGATACATAATCGGCTGAACGTAGTTAGTCGAAACAGAGCCAGTAAACGCAACAGCCGCAGTTGTAGCAGGCAGAGCAGATGCGTTTTGACGTGCGCCTGTTGACTGAATCGCTGGAGCGAAAGTGATAACGGTTGTGCTACCTGTTAAAACGGTGAACTGTTTCAAGTTTGAGTAAGCCGCTTTAGTCTCAGGATGAACGTCATACACGCCAGCCAAGGTGAATGTCATACCAGCAACCGGAGCAGCAGACAAAGCAGCTACAGTGATAGACGAACCGCCATCAGCCAATGTGAATGTGTCGAGTGTTGTAGCAACGTCGCCAGCGTTAGGCATAGTCCATACACGCTCGTTCTCGTAGAAGTCAGCCATACCTGTACGGGCAATCAAGCCCTCTTTGTATTGCTCACCAATCGCAGAGCTGGGGTTGAAGTAGCTAGACATACCATTGACTAAGCCGCCCATAGTGATCGAGTCCATTTGAACGCAACGCTTGTCTTTAGGAGCAAGGTTTTGATTCAACTTGGCACGAGCTGCACCGATAGCTGCAAGAGTGGTAATCGCAGTGCCGGGTGTTCCTGCTTGGTTAGCAGTTGCCTTAGTAGCGTAGGTTAAGAAGTCAGATTCAATACCAGACACCAAAGCAGCAACTGCTGGTTCGATATACATCTTAGACAGATTGTCGAACTGTGCGCCGTTATCAACAGACTGTACAAGCTCTGCTGAGTTGAAACGCATATCAACACCGTCCTGAGTTGCTACGGTTACTGTTTGCGCTGCTTCTGCTTGATCCTGCACGTTCATCACGCGAGAACCTTGACGACGAGTGTAAGCGTTAGGAGACTTTACACGGAGCGTAGAGCCATGCTTACCACCTGTTTGTTTGAAAGAATCATCATACTGACGATCCACTGTGCCGATAAATGTAAGCTTTTCATGGGCAATGCGAAGTGCTTCTTTCGCCACCATGTCTGTTACGATAAATGCGTTTGCCATTTGTAATACTCCTTTTTAGTCGCTTCACAGCGATGTAAATTTGAAAACCTCGGCGCTTCTCAGCGTTAGAGGTGAAACGGTTATCGGCGCTTTGAGATAAAACTCTTACGCCATGCAGCAAAATCCTTACCTTCCAATTCAGCGCCGTTCTTAATGCCTGAACCTTTCGCGCCGATAGGGTTGATAGGGGCTGGAACTTTTGATGCCTTTGCTTCTTGGGCGGCAGTTGTAATCTTAATTTCCAACTTGCCTAACTCAGCTACTTGTCGCACTGGGCTTAGAGTTGCGATCCGATCTGCTTCGTCTGGATTCGCTGTCAAGTACGCTGTCAACTTTGCAGACACATCACTTTCCATGATGGTATGCGCCATTGGCTCAGTGATCGTCAACGCTTCAAAGTCATCACGGTTAAAGCCTTCAATCTTTTCTGCTTCTGTAAGGATTGAATCAACTCGCTTGTTAATACTTTGGTGCGCTTCTGCTTCACGTTGCTGACGTACTGCTTGCTCACGCTTGTTATCTCGCCACTCATCACGCGCATTTAGAAACTCATCGACTGACTGAAAATCTTCAATCTTTGGAGCATCGTCATTGCTTGTTCTACTGGCTTGAGCTTGCTGTGCTGGACGTTGCATCTCTTCCAACTTAGCAGCGTAAACCTTTAACGCTCTTCGCTCTGCTACGGCATCAGCCTTCGCAATTCTTTTCTGGATGATTTCGTCTAACTCTTTTTGAGTAAACTTTTTCTCATCAGCCTGAGGTGTAGATACTTCCGTCGCCGCCTCAGTTTCGGGGTCAGGAGTCGTTACTGTTTCCGGTGTAACTGCCGTTGCTACAACTTCATTTACTACGGGCGCAACTACTTCGTCGTTCATTGATTATCTCCGACGCTTCACAGCGTATTAGAGGCCTAGTGATCCTCGCTAGTAAGGTTATATATTAGCTTTCACTAATGAAGGTAGCATATACGCTACTCTTTATCGTCTGTCAATTCATTGTTTACTTCATTGGTTAGATTGACATTTTCCTTGTTTGCCTTCTGCAATTCGATGTACGCATTTAGCTCTGCAATCTCTTCTTTGCTCTCAATTTCGAGTTTAGCTAGCGTTACTTTTAGCTCACGCTCTTTGGCTGCTTTCTCTGTCTCAAGATGAGCGTTTAACTCTGCCATTTCACGCTTAAACTGCTCTTCCAAGAGTAAGGCGTGTTGCTTCATTTCGATCTCATGCTTAGTCTTTGCTTCGCTAATCTGAGCATCAATCTGAGCTAACTGCATCTTTCCTTGAATCTCAAGTTGAGATTTAGCTTGGCCTGATTCTGCTTGCTGTAGAGCCTGTTGCATTTGTGCCATTTGCTGTTCGAGCATTTGAATATGCTGTGCCGCTTGCTGTAGCTGACTAGACGTTTGCGCTAGTTGCTGATCTGCACCGCCCTTCTGTTCCTGCAAGTTAGGAGGCAAGGCTTTAGCTAGCCGATCTGCCAACACATCAGCGCCTGGGAAGTCTTGCTGTCTCATAATCAAGTCTCCAGCAACTTGCATCAAGCCCGGATTACGTCCTGCTAACTCATTCAGTGCTTGAGCGCCCTCTTGTCTTTGAGTCATGTAACTAGCGCCAGTGTCTATAGCTACGTCATACTTTCCATGGTTAGGGTTAAAGATTAGCTCTACATCACCACTGTTAAGCGTGTTCTCTGTATAGGCTTGAGGCGCATCAGGATCGAGTACGGCTGTTTGATTCGTACCATCCAAGTTAAGCAAAGTGACAATTTGCTTCGTGTCGTAAATCTTAGGGATCAAGTCAACGAGTATCTTAATCTCGTATCTCAAGCCCCTTGCATGATTGTCAGGAAAGTGGAATGTGGCAATCTCTCCGGCTTGTTTGAGTCGATTGATACCAATACCCGATACCGCTTCACTCTTAATTCCGAAGTTTGCATTCTGTTGACCACTAGCCGCCCTCATTTGCTCATTGGCTAACTGTAGTAACTGCACTTGAGCCGATGCCATCACCGGAGGTTGTTGTCTCTCAGGGCGTGGTAATGGGTTTCCGTTATCATCGTAAGCATTGAAAGGAAGATAGGCCGCATTGCTAGTGTTAGCGTCAGCCCACTCATCCTCATAGCCTTCAATCGCCTCAGATGCCGCCATGTAAGGGATTTTGTTCTGTAGCGCTAATGTCTGGACTGTCTCACTAAACGCATAGTTAATCATGCGTTGCTGATCTTTTAAGTCTCGTGTCTCGCCCTTGGTGATGATCTCACCGTCGATATTGACTTGCTTGCCGACTGTCTGAACGATAGGGAGGTAATCGCCCAACCAATCAGTTACCTCGATAGGCTCATCATGCCCACCTACGAGCTTGCACCACTTCCACTCTTTGCGCTGCGTCTTACGCTCTTTAATGATCTTTGCTGTATCGCCTGATTCGGCATGAGTTAAAACCATACCAGTGCGGATAACACCGTCTTTCTCTAGCTTAGACCATAGATGAGTAGTGCCATCAGCTAACAATAACGCAACGTCATCGACATAATTCACATAGAAATACTCAGCGCGTCTGAATGTTTCCTCGCTCACCCATTTATCAGAGTCAATCTCCCAATCTTTAGGATCAATGCCGGGATGCTCACGTTTAAATGTCTCTTTAGGAACGTCCTCAAAGATAAATCCCCACTCTGCTTTCTCAGGCTCAAGAATGGATGCGTTAGGATCAATTAAAACTAAATGTGGATTAGCGATAGGCTTGATGCGAATAATTTGTTCAAATGAACTCTGATCTTTGAACTCAGTGAGAATGCGCCAGAAACCGAAGCCACCATAAATAGCGTGTTCAGCCGCAGTATCGTGTGCGTCATCAGCGTTTGATGCAGCTTGGATTGAGCGAATCAGCCCACCGAATATGTCAGAAGTCTTTTTGTCTGCACCGTTGCCAGCAGGAACTACTTTACCTGTAGGGCGTTGCTGACGGATTGAGTTGATAATCTGATTGCAGTGCTGTGCGACATGGTTTATCGTCATGCACACACGCTTGTCAGCAATGCGAGACTGCCTTACATCATCAGGCCATTGAGCGCTATTATCAGCGTCTCCCCATGCAAACTGAGTATCAGCAATTGATTGCTTGCGGCTGTCTTGATTAGCCTCTACAGCACGCTTGAAACGCTCTTTTGCTTCTTTGACAATCCCTGATTTAGAAGTGTCTTTGTCGTCGTCTGCCATATTGTCTCCAGCGCCCCAAGGCGTTAAGAGTTAGAAATCTATGAGCTTAGTATATCATTATTTACTAATATAGTGTATGGAGCAAATTAGCCCATCCAACCTAATGAGTGTGAGTGCATATTCTTTGGCTTTTCTTCCACTTTCTTTTCCTTGCGTGATGCCACTATAGACGGGAATAGCGCAGCCAAAGCCCATATCGCTGCATCGGCTCTGTTCGGGCTATGCTCTCCTGTATATCCATAGGTACTGAATGCCGCTAGTTCTTCTTCTAGCTCTGACAGATACCCTACATGCCTAACCTTGCCCTGTTCATACAGTGCTGAGAATGGCTCTGCCCGTTGTGTCTTACCTCGACTCGCCGTTACCTTAATGAAGTTAGTGCGTGGCCTACAAGTCTTGATAACGTGTTGCACCAT